TACATTTTCAAATGTTTCAGGATTCATTAAAGAGCCAAATCTAAGTATATTTTGACCTACGGGTGCAAAGTCTCTAAAAAATCTTGATGTTGCACCTTGTACAGGGGCATCTGGGTCAATTCCTAAGCCTTCTAAAAACCCTCTTTGAAATATACCCCCAAGTGCTCTTTCTTCGTCTATTTGCTCCCTACGCAGTGCTCCTCCAGCACCTTCAGCAGGTTCATTAAAAAGAGATGTCTCTAAAGTATCAACACTTGCATTAGGGAACTGCCCAGTAAATTTATCTCGTGCTTCTTCTTCGGAGTTAGCAGTAATATTTATAGTTTGCTGATTACCCTCTGAGTCTTTATAAGTTATCCTAAACGTCTTCATTCTTCTTCTAGTCCTATACTATTAAGTAATTGAGTTCTATCACTTTGGGCTCCGGGTCTGGGTGCTGCCGTGTTCATGCCTTGGTTGGGAGATGGAGTATTCGGTATGCCCCCCATGGCTGCGTTTGGCATTACTTCTGGTCTTACTCCATTTGATGTAGGGGCTCCCTGTTGGGGTGCCATTGGTTGCTGCATCTGTCCATATTGTTGCATAAACGCCATACGTTGTGCAAGTTCCTGCATCTGTTTTTGTTCTTCAGCAATTTTAATTTCTTGTAAGTAATGTTGAGCCATCTGTTCATCTCCACTTTTCATTGCTGCAGTATACATTTGAACTAACTGCATAATTGGAGTAGATGTTCTTGCTATCTGTTCAAAGATTCTTTGTCTTTCTAAATCAGCATCTTGCATCTTGAGTATTCTGTCTCTAGCAAAATCCATAGACACTAATGACTCACCAGTTGGTGTCGGTTGAGTTGCCATCTGAGCAATTGAATATCTTTGCATATCATCTTCTGGTAATGCAGGTTGCATTGTGAAACTTAATTCTCCAGACTTCATAATGTCATCTGGGGTAATTGGTCCATCAAAAGGCATTCGTGCATAAGTTTTCCCAGAAACGTTTAATGGTTTATATGCTTTAGTTTTATACATCAATAATAAATGTTCAAACGACATTTCTAATAAATTTTGAACTGCAGTTAATCTTGGAATTACTTTTTGTTCTATATTGGTTCCAAGCTGTCTCATTGCGTACCCTGATATAGGAGCCTGCAAAATACCAAATGCCTGTGGTGGTAATCCACCATCAGTTTCATCATCATTTATTGCTCCAAGTAATACATCAGCATCTCTTGGTGATTCTGTTAATGGTAAAGGTTGTACGTCTTCTTGGTTTTGAGTTGACACATTTATTTGTGACCCCTTCTTTGACGGGTTATCTTCTAAACCTTTAGTCCCATCGAGTGAAGAAACTTTATACGCTTGGTCAACTGCCCTTGCTGCAAGTGCCATTCTGTAAGAAAACACTCTATTCTTCATCTTAATTATTGTTCTGTTAGGGGCAAATATAGATTCACTAAAGTCTTTTATCGGGTCTTCTACATCACTAATTGTATCTATATTTCTAAGTCCTGTTTCGCTTGATGCCAATACAGGAACACTACCTATTGCAACTGTGCAAATAGGAAACATATTAGCAAACGTATCTGCAGGTTTCTTGGCATACTTTCCGTCAATAATAACGGAGTTCATATATTTTATTTCCCCACCAGAAACAGTTTTTTCATAATAATCATATACATACTCTAGGTTGTCTTCGTCATCTAATAATGAATCATCAAAGTCAAAGTTCTTATATTCACTTCTAATCTGTGCTCTGGTCTTGCTCATTCTATAAGCAGCCCAAATTGGCTCTTCTTCACCGTACTGAACAACCAAATGCCTTGGGTCCATAGGTAAAATTTCTGCAAAAGTATCACCGTTAGGTTTTTTTCTAAGCAGTGACCTCGCTGCAATTCTTCCACCTCTTACAACCGAGTACCATGCAAGTTGAGGAATAAGTAAAGGGTCACCTTTTCTTTGAAGCCTCTTATTAATTTGCCTCATCATTCCGATAACAAGTCTTTCTAGGTTATCGTTTGCTGCTCTCTTCTCTTCATCGGCTGCATCATTGTTGACACGGATTACTGTTTCTGAGCCTGAGATAAAACTTTCGACTTTATCAGCCAAAGTTCTCATTGAGTTGGTAGTGTAAGCATCCTCTGGGTCGACACCTTCTTCTTCGTCTGGAGTAAATGGTGTTAATCGCCAGTCTGAATAATCTAAATCCATCCTGTCGTGAAGTGGCTGGTCTTCATTAAACCTAGATTCTATCTTAGCCATTATGCCGTCTACAATTTCGGCTTGAGTTTTTCTTGCCATAATAAATTAACCTCTATATGTTGGGGCTTTTCTTCTTTTAGTAGCTTTTCTAGCAGCTTTTGCTGCTCCCTGTCCTGCTTTCTTTGCTAGATTAGAGCCAAATATAATAGTTGGATGTCTCAATTCTTTATTTCTTATTGCTTTTTCGGCACCTCTTACAATAGCATCAAAAGTATTTCTTGCTCCTGAAGTTTTTGTAGTTTTTCTTGTAGTTTTGGTTGTAGTTGTAGTTTTTCTTATTGGTCCAGCCATATTGTCTCCTCTATCTGAATCTTGATACGGGTATCAATTCTCTTTGATAATTGTCATTTCCTGCATAACCAAATTGATTAACCATCAAGTAAGTCAATGCCTTTATACTATGATTATACTTATCTCTTGGAACATTTCCAACCACCCCACCTTCACGGTTCATTTGCCAACTATAAACTCTGACCTGTCCGTCAAACGGATTTGGGGCTCCTCCGAACTCAGAAATCAACCCTTTACACTTGGGGTCCATTACAAGATTTGGCTCTTTGGTAAGTGGGTCAGCTTTAAGCATGGAGTTCATTCTTTCTATCCCGTCAATAATTTTTACGGGCTGACTTAACATAGACAACCCTGACTCCTTAAACCAAATTTCCGTATTAGATGGCATTGCTCCTGCATGAGCAGTTCCTGCAATATCAATAACACCTAACTTTTGAGTGTCTTTCCACCAATATCTATTTTTAGCAATGCTTACAATGTCCGATGCAACCAATTCTCTTTCATAAATTTCGTCAAACACCTGCACTTGACCGTCAATAATATGACATACCTCAACTGCATAGGCAGATTCAGTAAGCCTTGAATATCCGGGGTCTACTGCAAGGTAAACAATCTCATCAGGGTCAAACTTAACTTCCCTCACATGAATATTCACATTAAATACTGGATGAACTAAACCACTAGGTGGACTAGGAACTCCTGCGACACGTTCATTAAACCATTCCTCCGAATGTTCAATCTTCATTTTCTCTATTTCGGGGTCAATTTCTCCCAAAGGAAATATATGCGTATTAGTCCAAGTAGGTAAAGAAAAACTTTTAGCACTCTCTAATTTTTGAATGCTAGGGGACTGCCAAGAAGTAAACTGTTGGGGGTACCAACCAAGCGAACCCTCAAATGTTCCCTCCAAAAATACCCAACCTCTCTTTTCAGCGACACGTTCCATTAATCTCCAATAACTTTCTTGGTCTAACTGCGAAGCCTCACAGGCAACAATACCCATAGGAGCCTCCATCGCAAGTTTTCTATAGTCGGTTGCAGACTTAGTTTTAATAATCAATGGTTTCAAGTTCTTGGACCCTACTGATATCTCTATATATCCGGGGTCAACCTGACGTGTGGCACGTTTAATTATCCCTAGCCTAGTAAAAGCATCCCCAAGATAATCAAATTCACCCCTAGTTCTCTCGTAATCTGCAGCAACTAGCCAATACACGGAACCTGCTGCTTTATCTGGGTCCTCAACAATGTGACTCATTATTTTCTCGAACATATACATTGCTCCCAGATTAGATTTACCTGCTCTTACGCCACCTGCTACTAACTTGAATCTAGCATCGTCATTGAGAATTTTAAGCTGTGCTTCAGTAGGCTTGTATTTTATGGCACTAAATAGGGCATCACGTTGTTCTTGCTGCATGAGACACATTTTAGCATAAAATTTTATATGGGGTAGTACCAATACAATAATAAAGCATAAACCACTAAGAACTACCCCCCCCACCTCCTGTCGCAGGTAACTGCGACCAACACCACCACCACCACCTACACCCCCACACACCCCCAGCCACCTGTCGCTTACAGCGACCACAACCCACACCTCCACCCCCACACCACCAGTAACCCAGCCCCTGAAAGCTGTTGCAACTTGTCCCACAAGTTGCTCTATGTATCAGGCGAATTCAATTTTTAGAACGTTTGTTCTACTTTACATAACTAAAGATTAGAACTTATGTTCTACTTTGGGAACTAATGGGAATTATTAGGACTATTTAGAGTCTTTTAAAGCCTCTTTGCTTGGGCTTTCGGGTAGATTTATATTAATTAGGGCTTGAATTAGGCTCTTTGCTTGGTCGTCAATTGTGGCTTGATTTTTCTGTTCTCCGTATCGGTCAGGATATTTCTTAGACAACAGCCATTGACTATTACGACTCTTTACCTGCTCATTCTCTGCAGTCGTTAACTCCGTTAACTGTAACGCT